AAAGAAGAAAAATTGAAGAGCATGGAGAATTAGATAGGAAAGAGCATGGAGAATTAGATAGGAAAGAGGATGGAGAATTAGATAGGAAAGAGGATGGAGAATTAGATAGGAAAGAGCATGGAGAATTAGATAGGAAAGAGCATGGAGAATTAGATAGGAAAGAGCATGGAGAATTAGATAGGAAAGAGGATGGAGAATTAGATAGGAAAGAGGATGAAAATGAAAGACTTAGAATCGCTGAAAGACTTAGAATCGCAAATGAAAGACTTAGAATCGCAAATGAAAGACTTAGAATCGCAAAAATTAAAAAAATAATAAATGAATATATAGGTAGTAGTTTTTATTCAAATTTAGAACCTATTCCCATTGAATCTATTGAAAAAAATATACTCGATAAAGTTACAAATATAAAGTTGAGTGTTCATGGTTCACAAGATAACAATTTTAGTTATTTTTTATTTCCATTTGAAAGTTTATCATTTCTTGTACCAAATGGTTATTTTTCAACTGGTCATAAATCAACTATATATGATGATGCTGTTTGTTCAAATCAAGTACCTAAATGGACAAAATTGCCTTTTGAAGTAAATAATCTCGATACAAGATATGGAGGAAGTATACGTTATTCAGAAAAAATTTTATCAAGTGTTTGGTCAATTATATTAGAAGAATATAAAATGAATAATAGAAATTTAATAAAAATATTAGATGAGTTTGGAAATAAATACATATTTCCAGGTTCAGGTTTTTCAATCCAATCAATCCAAACAAAATTTATGGATTTGGAGAATATTCGAAATTTAAATATAATAGATTTTATGAGAAATATAATACAATGGTTAAGACCAGATAATCAAAAAAAAGTAATTGATTTATTACATATAAACCAACAAACTCAATTAATAACCCTTAGAAATATGAAATTACAAATTAGCGAAGATTATAATGGTATATATTTATGCGTAGAAAATAAAAGTATTTTTATAAAAAGATTAGAACCAATAGATATGCGTTTACAAAATGCTTTACAACTATTAGAAGATATATTAATAGAAAATGGTTTTAACCGAATACAACTTAAAACAATAAATGTAATATTGGATTGTTGTAGAGTAAATAAATCATATACTAATACAGACTCGTTAGCAGTAAAAGATCAGTTAAAAAAAAAAGAATACATGAAAAATATAGAAAATGAAGAATATCCAGCTACATTAAAAGTTATTACAAAAAGGGGTAAAGAATGGTATGGTATAGATGGTCAGAGTTTATTAAAACACAGGATGACACAAAAAATACTTTACCCATCGGACCCATCATCAATTGTTAAAGAACACAAAAAAATGCGTGTTGATTTGGTTTAACCATTTGTCTTGTCGTTTCTGAACTTTTTAAAACCTATTATTATTTATATTGTAATATAAATAATAAATATAAATGGTATAAACTATTTATATTACGTTACAAAATACAAAATTCATTTACCGACAAATCCGTCGATATAATCGGCAAAGGGTTAACTCTTATTTGATTTAACGTGCTAATCCGCACATTAATTAAAATATATGTTTACAATAATATTTTATATTATGTTACTATTAGTAATCTTAATTATTTAATAAAGTCATATAAATTAGAAATTTATAAAATGCTTCTTTCAAATAAGGGTTAAAACAATTAATTTATAAAATATTTAACCCTTTGTCAATTATATTGTTAAATTTGTCGGTAAAGTGTTAAATATTATTACTTAAATAAAAAATATAAAGAACTTTCATTGTACATTAATAATAGTGTATATAGTTACAAGCATAACCATATACATAATGAAAATTATTATTGATGAAAGAGAAAAATTATTATATGATAAATGTATTGAAATAAAAGAGGCTTATACAAGCGATTATCCCTCCATAACAATTACAAAAACAGTATTAGCAATAGGTGATATTTCTATTGTTACTGATGATAAAAAGGATATAACCATTATTGAAAGAAAAACCCTCTCCGATTTATTAGCGAGTATTAAAGATGGGCGATACGAAGAACAAAGTTACCGTTTAATACATTCAACACGAATACACACTCATAATATTATATATTTAATTGAAGGAGGTATATTTTCGTTAGGGTTTAAGGAACGTAAGTTAGTTTATTCTATAATAACATCTATAAATCATTTTAAAGGAATGACTGTAATAAAAACATCAAATGTTACCGAAAGTGCTGAATTTATACTTTCATTTTCAGACAAGGTTACTCGTAATTTAGAAAAAAAACAAATGCCAAAATATTCGGGATTTACAACGGTTCATTCATCACCCCTTTTTTTAGAATTACCTCGCAACACATTGACAAACCAACAAACTGAATTAGTATTGTCAACACCCCAAAATAACAATATTTCTTTAAACCCACCACAGTCAACGTGTTTACAAGAAGAAACTCCCACAGTTGAAACAACCAATGAATCCTATGTAAATGTAGTAAAAAAAGTAAAAAAAGAAAATTTAACGCCCGAAAACATTGGTGCGGTATTTCTTTCTCAAATACCACTTATTAGTTCAGTAACAGCAAGCGCAATTATGTCGAAATATAATAATTCATTAGGTGATTTAATTAACGATCTTAAAACAAATACATCATGTTTGGATGGAATACAAACTGAAAAGGACGGAAAAAAACGAAAAATAGGAAGCAATGCTATTAAAAATGTGCGTTTATTTTTATTGGGAGTATAAATGTTTTCGACATTTATACATATTTTACCCCCCTTTGAATTTTAACCTGCTAATTTAAAGTTAAATCGTTAACGTTTTCGACATTTTTACAAACATTAAATATTTTACTTATTTTAACCCTTTAACGATTTAACCCGCGGATTTTAGGGTTAATAATTTTATTATTTTAATTGGCCAATATAAAATAATAAACAATATATCGTGTCAAATATTTGATTTTGTAAAAATGTCAAAAACGTTAAAGGGTTAAAATATTTTTCTCATTGCTACAGATACTAATAAAAATAAAACTCCCCCCCATAAACTATCAATAACCACGGTTTGTAAACTCCACGATTCTATAATAGTATAATTTGTAATTTCATAAAAGAAATAAATAAAGAGTCCAAACAAAAACGAATAATATAGTGGTTTTTTATCTTTTTCCAAGAAAAAATAAAATCCTACCGCCGTAATAAAGTAAAATAAAATAGCAGCCCAATATTTTATTTTAACTTGTTTTGTATTATTTATTTTATTTAAAATACTTTTAAATAATAATTCATATGTTAAAGTTATGTATATTGCGTCTAAACCCATAAAAATAAAAAATATAACAAATATTTTTGGTATTGATTTACTAATTTCATTTTTTTCAATACCAAATAATTGGTTCATATTAATATATATTACATTTTTATTATTATAATGTAAAATTTTAAACCTTATTAAAAATAACCATTCCTTATTAAATAGTTAACTCTTTGTCGATTATATTGGCGAATTTGTCGGTAAAAGGATTTTTGTTTTGCGACGTGTTGTTTATACCATTTATGAATTTATTTTTTTATTACAATATACTAACAAAATAAAAATTTTAAAAAGTTCAGAAACAGCAAAGTGTTAAATATATAAATTACTGTGTAGTAGGTATCATTTTTGGATAAATTACTTTTCCGACCTCGTTTTCTTTAAACATACCCGAATCAACTGCTTTTTGTGTTGAAATAACACCTAACCAATTTGGGTCTGCCGGATTAACTGATCCACCCGGAGTTTTTTCGGTCGAATCGTGTATTACGTCTAATTTACTATATCGACCGGTATGTAAATTATAAGGATCAAACCCAGGGTACATTCCAGTATTATACCCATTATCACGAGTAGCATCTAAAATTTCAATAGGTTTTTTATTATCATGAACTTCAATTGGAATAGCGGGAAGTCCTCCTTCAATATAAAATGGCGACTGACGTATACGATACACATCATTATTTTGTGCGTCCGTTTCTTGTTGTAAAAAAAGAACGGGACAGTTTATTCCTTTTTCCCTCTGTTTGTCTAAATAGGTAGAATACTCATTTAAATCTGTGAATTCAACCGGCGCAGTACCAAGCTTATTATTATTATTATATAGTAAAATTTTACCTCCGCGTTTTACTAAAAGTTGTGGACAATCATCGGTATCTTTAATTTTTCCACCAGATGCGTCAAATCCTTCCCCGATGTTTTTAAAGAATTGTATTTCATCCATTCCCTTATTTTTTATAGATATATCACCATTTAGTAAAACAAAAAAACCGGAAAAAAATATTACTAATAATAAAACAACAATTAAATTTAAATTAATTTTTTTTTTCATTTATATTATATATATTATTCAATTTTAAATGACAAAACCTCGACGTTCTAGAAAAAACCAAAAAAAAAGTATTAAACGAACCAAATTACTTAATAATATACAACCATTAAAAAAAAGAACTCGGCGTCAAATATCAAAGAAAATTAAAAAAACAGTTTCCTTTAACGAGTTAAATGAAAAAGACAATCATCAACAAATGGCAAATATTTACAAAAGTGTTTCAAATCGTACTCCAACCCCTTATTCTAATCAATCTACTATTTATACCGAACCAACCTATATGAACTGGAAAGACTTTAATAATTCTATAATAAACGATAATCCTACCGAAAAAAAAGAAAAAATATTAAATGCTATAAATAAAGGGAATGGTAATGTAATATATGGTTATTTTTGGATGGATGGGTGTGGCCATTGTGAGGTTTTACATCCAATTTGGTTAGATGTAATTAACGAAATGCGTATAAATAATCCTGAATACTTTGATACTAATTTTAGAAGCGAAAACGCTAATGAAGCAATAAGTGTTATTAATGATAAATATAATCCATCTAAACGCATTAGTGTGGATGGATTTCCAACAATTTATTTAATAAAAAATGGAAATTTGAAATATCATACCGGCGAAAGATCAAAGGATTCTATAATTCAATGGTTAACAAATTCTTAACCATTTAACGTTTTCGTCAATTTTTACAAATATTTTTACTTATTTTAACCATTTAACGTTTTGGACAAATTTTACAAATATTTTACTTATTTTAAAATATTTGATACGATGTATGGTTTATTATTTTATATTGGCCGAATAAAATAATAAAATCATTAACACTGAAATCCGCGGGTTAAATCGTTAACTATAACTAAACATGTCCGGTTTACATATTAAAAATTGTATGTAAATTATATACTTTATTAACATGAAAACAGAATATACGCGTTTTGATTTTTATTTATCATATTGGATTTTTGCGTGGGCAATTATATATATTTTAGTAAATTGGTATTTTAAAAAAAAATCTTCAACAAATTATTATATCAATTTTTTTATTCAAAATTGTAATCCATTAATTTCTATATGTATAGCGTTGGTTATTACTATATTTTCATTGTTATTATTAATTATATATAACGCATCATCGTTAATTATTATATTGTATATTTTATTAATAATTACAATTATATTTACTATTTCATCTAAGATGCTGCCTGGCTTATCAGGATTATCAGGATGTGTTCTAGTAACAACAGTTAATATAAATTGTTTAATTTCATCTAAATAAAAGGTATCTTTAATCTCTTGAGCCTCTTTAAATTCCTTATGCAAGCCGTCAATTAGCTTTTTATACCCATC